GAGTTGGTATGGACATTTACAAAATACCACAACCAGTACCTATTGATATTACATTTCAAGTAAAAATTGTTTGTAATAGAATGAGAGAACTAAATCAATTCAATAAAGTTATTATTGAAAAATTTTCATCCTTACAAGCATACCAAGTTATTAAAGGACACTATATTCCAATTAAGATGGGTGGAATAACAGATGAATCTGTTATGGATATGGAGAAAAGGAAATATTATATTCAGAGTTATGAATTTACAATGATGGGATTTTTAATTGATGAAAATGAATTTGAAGTTAGTCCCGCTGTAAATAGAGTTTTACAAGTTTTTGAAGTTGACACAAGAACAATTAAAAGAGGTATTAAAAAAGAATTACCTAATAACAAAATTGAATTGGACGCATTATTTAAATTAGGTGTGACTATAACATCTGAAAAATTTGATTATACAACTGATATAACAATAGATACAACCACTAATGTTGATAGTTATGATGTTTTCATAAATAATGATTATTATGGTGGTAATGTAAACTCAATACAAGTAAATGATGGGGATGTGGTTAGGTTTGAAATTATTAAAAATGACAACTCATTAGAAAGTAATATAAAACTGATAAGTCAGATTATCTAGTTATCACCATAGATATCTTTTTTTTCCTTACACTTCTCAATAATTAGTCTTTCCAAAAAACGATACATTTTAATTCCGTTTTTGTCACAATATTTTTTTAGAATATCGTGAACCTCTAATGATATTTTAAGATTTTTTATTTTCTTTACACTTTTATCCATAGTAGAAAAAAGGTAGAATTTATTCTACTCAATTTACATATACATATTACGAAGTAAAGTATTTTGCATTTTTGTTCAATATTTATGTATAAATAAATTATTAAACATAAAAAAAAATGGCAAATACAAAAGTTTTCGTATCACCAGGTGTTTATACTTCCGAAGTTGATTTAAGTTTTGTATCACAAAGTGTTGGTGTTACAACATTGGGTATTGTGGGGGAAACATTAAAAGGTCCTGCATTTGAACCAATTTTCATCAGAAACTTTGATGAGTTTACAGCTTTTTTCGGTGGTACATCTCCTGAAAAATTTATTAACACACAAATACCAAAATATGAGGCATCATATATTGCAAAGGCTTATTTACAACAATCCAACCAATTATTTGTAACTAGAATATTGGGATTGTCAGGTTATGACGCGGGTCCTTCTTGGTCTATAACTACTGTCGCAAACGTTGACCAATCTACTGTTGGTTTTGAATGTTCTGGTTTTACATCAGGAAATTGTGTAACGACTTGTACTGGATTTACAATTGTTGATTACACTATTGATTTTACTGGTTGCACAAACAACTCAAGTACAATATCATTCACATTTAATTCAAGTTCAGATATTTTAACACCTGATTTTAATTCATCATACGAATTATTTAATGGGACAACGTCAATAATTTCTAATGATTTGAAAAGTCAAATTTCTCAAGTAATGAGTACACCATCTAGTTCGGCTTACTCAATAAATTATTTTGGTGTAATTTCAGGTGGTACTTATGATTCATTATCAGCATATACTGCAAGTACAAATGTATTTGGTGTTGACAATGTAAGTTCAGATTTAGCTGATTATACAGCACCAATTAATGATACTTGGTATTATGCTACCTTTGACAATATTGGTGGTGGTGATTATTCAGGTTATTCATTTTATAGTACGATTACTGGTTTAACTGAAACATCAGCAAAATCAAATTGTGCATCGTTTTATTCATATTCTGTAAGTTCTACAACAATTAGTGCAATAACAGGCTCAATAAATTATAATACAAATGTGATTAGTGTTTGTTTACCATCTACAGCAACTACAGCAGACTACTCGGCAATGACTGTAACATTTAGTGCTTGTACAACTGAAAGTTTAAGTGGTGTGACAAGTGGTGGTGTTGTACAATCAGCAATAACAAATAATGTAAATTTCAGTGCATTAACTAAATCTTATACAATTGTATCTGATGATTTAACCGCTACTTCGGCTTGGACTGTAAATGTTACAATAAATGACCCTTGTAATGCTTGTTCAGGTGGTAATACCGGTACAATACAATCAGGAACAACAACTTATTGTTATAGTGGTTCAGTAATGGGTAAAATATTTGTTTATACTGGTGATTCTTATACAAATTATGATGACTTAGTTATTGCAACACTTCGTTCAAGAGGTATTGCAACATATAGTAATGATAATGGAGCTGTTTATGAAGTTCAAGACTTAAATGGGGTTTCACTTGATTGTACAGGTTCTTATTCAGCGGTAACTAAAAATCCTTTTTCAACATTTGGTGTAAATGTTACAAGTAAAGATGGTGACACTTATTTCTTTGAAACATCGTTCTCTAATTCTAATGTAAATTACATAGGAAAAGTTTTTGGGTATTCAAACTTTGCAAAACCAAGAACTGTAGTTCCTCTATTCTTAGAAGAAAGATTCCAAACTTTATTAAATTATGCTTATAGAAAAGGTTACATTAGAGGTTTAAGTTGTGACTTAACAGCATTACCTGAGTCAAGAAATGGAGATTCTACTTCAATTGGTTGGTATATGGAACAATATCAGTCACCTGAATCACCTTGGGTTGTTTCTGAATTAAGAGGTAATAAAGTATTTAACCTATTTAAATTTATAACAATAGCTGATGGTGAATCGGCAAATACTGAAGTTAAAATTTCAATCGCTAATATTTCATTTAATAACGGTACATTTGATGTATTAGTAAGAGACTTTTTTGATAACGATTCAAATCCAGTTGTGATTGAAAAATTTACTAATTGTACAATGAATCCAAACGAAAATAGTTTCGTTGCTAAGAAAATAGGTACAAGTGATGGTGAATATCCAATGAATTCAAAATATGTTATGATTCAAATCAATGAGGATGCACCAATTGATGCTCTTCCTTGTGGTTTTGAAGGTTATTCATTCAGAGAATATGCTGGGGTTAAATCACCATTCCCAATATACAAAACTAAGTATGATTTCCCTGGTGAAGTTATATACAATCCACCTTTTGGTCTAGCATCTGGTTCTGATGACGCAACAAGAAGTGCTGGAGATAATGTAAGAAGAACTTATTTAGGTTTATCAGATACACTTGGATACGATATTGATTTCTTTGGTTATAAAGGTAAACAAGTACCATTAAGTGTTTGTGACGATACTTCTGGTGATAATTGGGCATTCAGAACTCAAGGTTTCCATATGGATATAAACGCTTCAGGTATAACAGTGCCTAACATTTATTCTACAAGTGGTACACCTGCATTTCAAGTTGGTTCTGCACCATTTATTACAGACCCTGATAGTGAATCAAATCCATACTACAGATTATTTGCACGTAAATTTACTTTATTTGTAAATGGTGGTTTTGATGGATGGGACATCTATAGAGAATCAAGAACAAATACTGATAGATTTAGATTGGGTGGCGCGGGTTATTTAAAAGGTGCTTGTACATCAATAAGATACCCTAGTGCAACTGGTTTTGGAGCATTCAAACGTATTACAGTTGGTAATAATAATCAAGATTTTGCAAATACAGATTACTACGCTTACTTATTAGGGCAACAAACGTTTTCAAATCCTGAAGCTGTAAATATTAATGTGTTTACAACACCTGGTATTGATTATGTAAATCATTCAAATCTTGTTGAGTCTTCAATTGAAATGATTGAATTTGATAGAGCCGACTCAATTTACATCTGTACAACACCTGACTACAATATGTTTGTACCAGTTACTACAGATAATATTGATTTAATTTATCCTACAGAAGCTGTTGATAACTTGGATGGTACTGGTATTGATTCTAACTATACAGCAACTTATTATCCTTGGGTTTTAACAAGAGATACGGTTAACAATACTCAATTGTATATCCCACCAACTGCTGAGGTTTGTAGAAATCTCGCATTGACAGATAACATTGCGTTCCCTTGGTTTGCTGCGGCAGGTTATACTCGTGGTATTGTAAATGGTATCAAAGCAAGAAAGAAACTTACACAAGAAGACAGAGATACACTTTATAAAGGTAGAATCAATCCAATTGCAACATTCTCAGATGTGGGAACAGTTATTTGGGGTAACAAAACTCTTCAAGTTAGAGAATCTGCTTTAGATAGAATTAATGTAAGAAGACTTTTACTTCAAGCACGTAAATTAATATCTGCAGTTTCTGTAAGATTATTGTTTGAACAAAACGATGCTAAAGTTAGACAAGACTTCTTAGACGCAGTTAATCCTATTTTGGATGCGATTAGAAGAGACAGAGGTTTATATGATTTCCGTGTAACAGTTTCTTCTGACCCAGCTGATTTGGATAGAAATCAACTTACAGGTAAGATTTATATCAAACCAACCAAAGCATTGGAGTTCATTGATATCACATTCTATATCACTCCAACTGGTGCATCATTCGAAAATATCTAAAATTAGATAAACATAAATGGGGGAGAAAAAATCTCCCCCTTTTTTTTATTAAAGATATATTTATAAATAAAAATTATGAAAATACTAGTAACTGAAAATCAACTTAAATCAATATTGGAATTTTATGAAAAAGGTTATTCTTTTGATTGGGATGACAATGTATTAAATATGCCCACCAAAATACATTTGGAGAAAAAAGTTAAAGATACTTGGAAAGACTATGATGTTTCAACTGAGAAGTTTAGAGAAATAAGACATAATATTGATGGGGAAAAATTGAGATTAAAAAACAATAATCCAAATGACGCATTCCAAGATTTTAAAACTGAAATTTTTATTCAACATACAAAAGATGCAATTAATAATAATGAATTCGCACCTAGTTTTAAAAAATTCAAAAAAACATTAATGAATGTTGTTGATTTTTCAATCATAACCGCACGTGGTACTAGTAAAGATTCATTAAAAAAAGGTATTAAAGTTTTAATAGATATGACTTTTTCAGATAAAGAAAAAGAAGAAATGAATAAAAATTTAAAAGAAAAAAAATATTCAAGTATTGATGATTATTTAAAAGACCAACAATTATCTGCAGTATCGTCTGATGAATTCAAAACTGAATACAAATCAACTAGTGGTGCTGAAAATCCTGAAATTGCAAAAACTATGGCATTTGAAAAATATGTTGATAGTGTTGTAAAAAAAGTTGGGGATTTGGTTGACCACCCTGAAAGAGAAGGGATTAAGATTGGTTTTAGTGATGATGACTTAGGGAATATCAAAAAAATGGAAGAGTTCATCAAAAAAGAATTAGTTAAAAAGTATCCA